CAGATGTCTTCTCAACAACATGACCATCTGATTCTTCTCCCTTAATCCATACAGCAGGCATACGTTTGTTCTTAAATTTAGTATCAAGAAGCCATTGATGTATAGCCTCAAACCAAGGTTCAGGACCGAACCAGCATATAAGCCAACTGTTAGGTTTGAGAACTCTATAACATTCTGAAAAAACTTTATACATAAATTCAGAATAATCCTTAGCATCTATCTCATTATAACCTGTGTAATTATAGTCTTTCTTCTGCTTCTCCAGATCAATAGCATATGGTGGATCAAGCTCAACAATATCCATAGTACTATCGCCGATCTTCTTAACACCCGTAAAGAAGTCTTCTACATGATATGAGTTAATAATCTTCTTCTTAAGACTCTCTCCTTCACCAAGAGAGGCTCTGGCCTTAACAGCATCTGATGCTTGGATTACTTTCTTCTTAGCACCCTTTAAAGCTTTCTTTGCATCATCCTTTGTCTTGAATTGTTTCCAGTTTACATCAGGTGTAGCCTCCATCATCTTAGCCAGATTAATATCATCTGATAGAGCTCCCTTTGATTTACCCGTCATTCTTGCAAGATCAGTAAGAGAAAACCCTGGAGCATTTCTGGCCGTAGACATCTTTACGCCATGTATCCTCTGCTGGAGGTTAAGGATTCTTGACTTAAGATCACAATCTTCTTGCCAACCGAGATCTTTACGATAGAGATTCTCAGCGAACTCCAGAAGTCTTAACTCAAGCTCCGTCAGTTCTTTCTCATATATTCGACAGCTTATGAATTCTATCTCATTCTTTGTGTTCAGAAATTCAAGAGCCTTAAAGCGTCTCCCACCAGCAACAAGCAGGTATGGTTTCTCTGCTCCCGGCTTATTAACGGCTATTGAGATAGGCTGAATCAGACCATCTTTTTTAATACTCTGAACTAGAGATTCTATATCTCCAAGATCTTTTCTGAACCTCTCTCCTACCTCAATATCACGCATCAATACATCAGCTACCTTGATCTTACTAATCTTTAGTATATCCAGCATCTCTATTCTCCTTGATTTTTAAAAGTCGTTTAAGGATTAGCTCCCTGTCAGCATCACCCATCTTCTTCAGATGCTCTTCTATCGAGATTTGCTTATTTCCCTGCTTCTTAGCAACTGTCTTCCTTGCCACTTTTACAGGGATTTCTCGTCTCAGCTCCCTGAGATATCTAATGTGATTAAAGACTTCCTCATTAGACATCTCAGAGATTGATTTATGTAGGTTTTTAAGCGTCGCCATTAGAATGGATACTCCTTAACTAAAGAAATACAATCATCAAATAAATTCTTTAGTTCATTTCTTCCCCAGCCTGTCTTAGCATCTAATTTCTCAAAGAAGACTGTTCTGAGTATGTTTATATGAGTAGCATCTTTAGAATCATCTTCTATGGGTTTATCTAAAATATCTACTCCTCTTGTATTTTGCTCAATCTGAAGTAATACACTAAAAAGTTTTACTATTTGTCTTTCATCCATTATCTTCCTCCCTATCAAGATCCTTTTCAAAATAGTCTTCAAGATTAATAGCTTTCGCCATAACAATTCCGAGAGATTCCATGCCACAGCGTTCAGTCATCTCAATAAGCATATTGACTAAAGTAGAGACTAATTGCTGCTTCATGCCAAAAGGAAGCTTCTGTAGAAACTTCTGCTGTTTTATCGTTAGATCTATTGAAAGTCGTGGTCGCTGTGACATAGTTTTTCTCCTGTGCTTTGTTCGTTTTTCGTATGGAGGTTAATGATTATGCTCCTGTATAAGTAACATTTTGACATTTATTAGATTCAATAGTTTTAAGAACTTTCTAAATATCCACGAATAAAAGAGTCCTGTGTACTAGGAAATAACTTATCCATTTCTTTAGCATGTTTCTCAAGAACTGAGTTATTAGGAACTTTAAGTTCAAAGGGAGTTAATTTATTAGATAATGTTATCCAATCATTTAACTCCCCTAATTGAAAAGATGTACAAGAACTTTTGTATCTAAGTTTATCAGATCTCTATCTGAATCTTTTGCAAATATAGCAGTTGCAACAAAAATAGCATCTTTATCATCTTTTGCTATAACGGCTTTAGGCCCAAAGACTAATAATTCTTTTCCATTTTCTTCTGCTTTAGCTATTATTGCTACTTCGTATAATGGCATTCTTCTCACCTCCTTTGTGTTTAAGATGATTGCTGGGAGCAGGATTCGAACCTGCACGAAGGACTTATGCCGCTAAGCGTTTTCGTCTATCTCCATCCAGCGTGGATACGTCTGATCTCCAATGACAAGCAATGTCGGACTTTAACCGTATACTTGTCAATTCCGCCATCCCAGCAACTTTCATCTATCTTGGACTCAGGAATTTCTTCACTTTATTCTGCTCACCATAGCCCTCATCAGGTGTAACAATTAGAAGCGCATCGCCAGTCTTTCCAACACATTCCTCATAGTCAACCCGCTGAGTATAGTCAATCCCAAAGCATGTAAAAAACGCTTTCAGGTCCCATTTAGCCGCATTCTTGTCCTTTGCGTTAAGACCATCATGAGGAATACGCAGGAACTGTGAGAAGCTCTTTGCAAATGCTGCTTCTTCACACTCGATGATCTCAAACAGTGGCATGATATAAGGATCATCATTCTTATCCTTTCTCAGAACAGAACCTTTCTTATCTGTCTGCCAGTCAACGAGCTTAAGTGTATATTCTCCATCCTCGGCTGCCTGTGGTTCAACAGCACCATCCAAATCTTCTTCTCCATCTGTAAAATCTAAAAAACTTTCTCCCATGTTGATCCTCCCTTTCTTTGTTGATTAGTTTTCTAATCGGTTAATTATTGACTGTATTCTGGCTGTATTAAGTCTAACAGTTTCTACTATATCTTTTATGTCAGTAGCCACAATTACCAAAGGTTGTGAAATTTTCTTATCAACTTCCTCTGGTTCTGGAAAAGCTTCTGTTAGAAGATTATTTAGACGGTCCTCCAAAACACCTACAATATTATCTAGATCATTTACTCTATCTCTACCCTTACTAAGTATCTCAGGTATCTGACAATTTGCTTCTATACATTTTCCTTTTTGTTCTATCATTCTTTCACCTCCTCTTTAAGATCCTTAAACAACGGCTTATCTGTTGTATCAAGTCCACACTTTTTCATAATAGCTTTTATGTCAGGTGGCTCTTCCTTATTTAGTTTTCCTCCTCTCCCCAATCTTGAACCTGCCTGAATTCCATAGACAGGTTTTGTTAGTAATTCTCGTGTTTCAGCTTTGTAATCCTTGATTCTGAGATAATAAATCTCACTGAAAAGAGCAGGAATTCTCTCCCTCAGCTTACCCGTTATCATAATCCCAAGATCTCCAACTGCATTACCTTCACGATCCTTAGGCTGATCAGAATGTCCCAGCAAGACACAGTTACATGGCAAGGATAAGAATTTCCTCATATAATTCTCTATAAATGCCATCTGTGGAAGCCAGTCATTTTCCTGAGGAGCTCCTCCAACCTCTCGATCTTTCTTAACCTTTGCAGCCCGTCTGATTACCTCATACATCACAACCTGTGCCCATGTAGTCATAGAATCAATCGCAAATGTACCTACATGAGAGAAGAAGTCCTTACGATAGAGATAATTGAACTCATCCTCCCAGAGCCTACAAGCCTTAGGTGCAAAAGGATCTTCCTTCTCAAACCTTGTATCAACCAAGACTTCACCTTTGTCTATCATATCCCTGAGAACCAGTGTTCCACCTGGATCAAAGCTATGAACAAAAATTGGCTTTGGACAGGTTCTGAGTAGAGAGGTCTTACCAGTCTTAATAGGCCCGTGAACTATGGCGTTAAAGGTAAGATTGCGGGGATCTTCATCATACATCTTTTTGATCTCTGCTGCATGTTTCTTTATTGATAGTAATGTGCTAATCTTTATCACCTCCCTTATAGTTTATTAAGCATAACTCTCGGCTCTTCTGCCAGAGGATTCCAATGTTCAATCTGAAAGCCTATCGGGGGCCTCTCAACATGCTTAAGTGGGTTAGCCCAAGCCATACAAAGATCATGATAAGGACAACCACTCCAGTTAGTACAACCTGTAGGATTCATTGGAAAGGCTTTCATGATATTATCTTTTGCTGAACACTCAGCCAATAGGTTAAAGTTCCATTCAATCATATCAAGCCACCAGAGCATAGTATTCAGCCAAGCATTCATATTGCTAGGTGATTTATAAACTGGAACTTCCATAAAGTCAAAGTGCCTGAAAGGATCTTTTAAGTCTTTCTTAGCATCATCTTTAGTCTTCTTAAAGAACGTTCCGTCAACTATTACACCACGAACGTCTCTCTCCTCATACAGACAATAAAGTACGTGAGAATATGTACCAACCTGAGGTGACAGATACCATTGAAGATTCCAGTTCCATGTTGAACTACCTGTTTTGTGCTCACGTGAGATGATTCCATGAGGTCCTTCCATAATAGTATCCATCTTAAAGGTAACAACACGATCTTCGGACAGATTAATAGTTCCACCTATCTCAACCATTGGAACTCCATTATGAGAGAGAATCTTATAATCACGTTCTTCATCTTTATGTCTGTTTGCGTAAGCTGCGAGGGCCACAAAAGCTCTTGAAGGTATCTTTGGTGAATATATCTCATCATCAGACTCATCAAAGTGAGCTCGATAGTATGGGAGAAAGCCCTTATAATAAGCTTTTTGAACACTTTCAACTGAGAAATCTGACAGATATAACATAGCCAAAGCTTCATGCCATGCTGAGCCAAATATCAGATGAATGTTAGCACTGGCAGGTCGCCAGCCAAGGACATACTCGAAAAAATATTTTCTCCAACATTCCATAGCCGTCTTTACCTTTGATGCATCCTGGATTTCCCAAGAAGGTGCGGGCGGCACAGGATAGGAGAGATCTTTGTTATAGTATGGCATTAAGAACCTCCCGCTATAATTATATCATTAATAAAGGTTTGTATCTTATATGATATAGTTAGTGATGTTCTTCTATGTTTTACTGCCATAAGATCAATAAAATTAAGAAGACTTTCATTAAGGGCTTTAAGTTCCAGATTATTCCAATCATGACCATTTCTTGATTCATCCTTTTTCATAGATTTTTCTAAACTATTTATAGAAGAATCTCTTTCTTCTTCCTCTTTCTCCTCTATCGTTACCTTATAACCCTTGCCAGTCTGCTCATACAGAGTATGCATTATATTATCAATATTAGCAAAGGTTTCTGTCTCATGAGCCTGAATTATTCCTCTGAGAGAATTCTCAAAAGGAATTTCTTCTTTTAGTCTTTTAAGATCATCATTAAGAGTCTTTTGATTTTCTTCATAATCATTCTCATACTGAACACTATCCTCAACATTTTCTTTAATAATAGCCTTAGTCTCTTTTATCCATCTTTCTATCGTTTCTTTATCTCTCATATTTATACCTCCTTTAAAAAATCTTAATGTAAATCTTCCTGTAGAACTCTCCTACCACACAAACTACACACAAGCACTGGACCTTGAATAACTTCTCTTTTTCCTGAAGGTGAGATAATCTCTGATAGAATTCTCAACTCAACTCCATTAATAAATGCTTCTCCACTACAATTAGAGCACTTATAAATAGGAAGCTCATTTGGATTAATATTTAGCTTAGTCTTTTTAGGTCCATGATTACCATTGATTTCTTGTACTGTCATTAGCTCTCCTCCCTTTCTAGAACTCTCTTCCATTTACGTTTAAGTCTCAGATACTCATCCCATGAGACACCAATTTCATTACATTTATCTCGCTGAAAGCCTGCTGATTTACCCCTGAGAATTGCCAGAAGTGTTAACTCTGCTTTATTATCCTCCTGGTATTGGGTTAGTGGCGGCTCAGGAGGAGCCTTTTCTTTACCTATAATAATCTTAGTTACTGGATCGTCCATCTTTAGATTCCTCCTTATTCTTCTCTTCTTTTATTACGTCTAATAGACTTTGTAGTACTACCTTTCTATCATTATATACTTTCATGGTATCTTCTGCAAAATCTATTCTCTCTTCAATTAGTTTTATAATATCTTTTGCTCTCATAGCTCCTCCTTGTCTCCAATAAGAATTCTCTCTATATATTCCTTCTTTCCCTTATAAGTCTTAAACAACAACAGATTCAACCGCCTATGTTTAAGGGCAAAGATAAATGCTGCTATCAAGTTCATAATAGTCAGCCCTGTTACAAGAATATAATCATTCTTCTTACTCTTCCTGAGCACTGGATAAAACATCCTGTAGATTCTACTTGTATTAAATCTATCAACAGAGTTCTCTGACAAATATACCAGCTTGCCAAATGCTTTCGCAGCCGAAAAGTCGTGTACGGATTTGTTAGTTATATAAACAGTCGGCTTCGGCATAAGATTCCCACCTCCTTCGTTCGTTTTTCGGACATAGTCATAATATTCCCTCACTTTCTATCTCTTCTGGATTCTTCTCTACAATCTCCATACAAAGGCCAAACCTAGGTACTCCACCTGATGTTATATTCTGATACTGAACATGGGCATACTTGTCAGGAAGGAGATGCCTGTCTTTCCAAAGCTCTCTTCTCTCCTCATGCGTAAGTCTTCCTGCTCCAATCTTAAAAAGTGTATCATCAGAACCACAACATCTCAGCGCACCCAGCATACCAAGCGGCGTACCATGAGTACTAAAAGCCTGAAGAGGTTCCATTATCTTATAGAAATCATCTTTCTTAGGCTTGAACTTCATACCAAAACGAGAACGTTTACGAGCATAACCAGCTCTCATATGTCTTATGATTATACCTTCATATCCAGTCTCTATTAGCTTTTTGTAAATCTCCATAAGTTCTTCCATATTATAAGCT